CTCCAGATGGTTATAATATTAAGTCCTTAACTAATGTATTTGATAAAGGAGCAGTTAACACTAGATGTGCTTTATTTATTCCAGAGTATTTAAATAGAGAAGGATGTTATGATAAGGATGGTAACTCTGATGTAATTAAGGCTTTATTTGAAATCCTAATACAAAGACAAAAAGTAAGAAATAATACACTAGATGGTACAGCACTTGTACAAGAAAAAGCTGAGGCCCCAATAACTCCACAGGAAGCTGTATTAAGAGTTGAAGGTAGTATATTCCCTGTAACAGAATTAAAAGATTATCTAGCAGAAATATCTCCTAACATGGCTAGATTTGTAGCACCTCACTATGTGGGGACTTTAATACCTGAATCTGATGGTAGTATGAAGTTTGTATTTACTAACGGTACTACAACACCTATTAGGGAATTTCCTGCTACAGAGAATAAGGTAGGGGCTATAGAGGTGTTTGAAGTTCCTGCTAGAGTTAGGGATAGTTATAGATATATAATTGGCGTTGATCCAATAGACTCGGATGAAGTAACTTACTCTAATTCACTAGGTTCAATAATAGTTTTTGATAGATGGACTAGAAGAATAGTTGCAGAGTATACTGGTAGATTAGAAACTACAAATGCTTTTTTTGAGATAGTGTACAGGTTAGCAATTTATTATAATGCTACTGTTATGTATGAGAATAATAAAAAGGGGTTGTATGGATACTTTCAAATGAGTAAGAAAAATTTAAGTATTTTAGCGGATACTCCAGAATTTATAACAGATAAACAAACTCTTAAACCTAAAAATATAGTTAATAATACTACTAAAGGTATTAATGTTGGCAAAGAATTAAATGCTTATGGTAGAAGATTACAAGTAGATTGGATGTTAGAGAATGCTTATGAGGAGTTTGATATTAATGCTGAAGAAACAGATGAACCTAAACCAGTGACTAATAATATACATAAGATAAGAAGTATAGGTTATATTAAAGAATGTATTGCTTGGAATCCAGATTTGAATACAGATAGAATATCCGCAATGTCAATGGTAATGATCTATGATATGGCATTGACTGAATATGGTACTAAAACTAGTAAGGAAAAATCCAATACTTTAGCTAATGATAAGTTCTTTAATAGGAAATATAGGAGTAGACATATAATGAATGATAATTAAGCTATAAAGAGGTATTTTTTCTTATTGTAATATTAGCATTTAAAATTTAATTTTGTAGATTAACATATAATAATATGAGTTTATTTGGTGTAAACCCCACATACTTTCCATCTCAGAAGAAGACAGAGAAGGAAAAAACTGAAGATTGGTTCAAGGAATGTGTGGATGTAGGAGTAGGTATTTCTCAATGGAATCAGACTAGTTTTAGAACTTCTAATGTTAGGCAGTCTAGGAGAAATAAACTTATTAACTATAATCTACGCAATGATATTATAGATAGAAGTGAAGTTGAAAGGGTTGTAAATCCCTATGGATTAGAGGAAGGGGATTTCCCAGAAACCTATAGAAACTACCCACTTATTAATCCTGCTGCAAACCTACTTAGTGGTGAGGAAAGGAGAAGAATTTTTAATCCCATAGTTACTGTTATTAATAGTGATGCTATTACTTCAAAGTTACGTGATTTGGATGAAATGTTTGACCAGATAGTAATTGAGAACATCATTGCTAAACAGTATGATGAGGAGAAGACTAAGAAGGAAATCCAGGAGTATGATAAGTTTAGAAACTACACCTATAAGGATAAGAGGGAAAGAATGGCTAACCAAGTGTTAAAGTACTTATACCAAACACAGGATTTAGCAAAGGAGTTTAGCAGTGGATTTGAAGATTTACTTATTGCTGGGGAAGAAATATATGTAATAGAGATATTTGGTGGAGAACCTACATTAAGAAAGGGTAATCCACTTAATTTTTATACACTGAGAAGTGGTAGTTCTCCTAGAATAGAGGATAGTAATATTATTGTGGAAGACTGTTTCATGCCTATAGGTAGGGTAATAGATAGATACCATGAATACCTATCTGCTAAAGATATAGACTACCTAGAGAGTGGGCATAATACTCATGCTGTAGGTAACTCCGCAATGTTTAGTAACCAACTTGTAAATACTCCAAACATTAACTCCATTTTACAGGATGTTCAGGTTGTAGATGATTGGAATAATATATCAGGATACTATAATGGAGCATTTGACCCAGAGGGAAATATTAGGGTTATTAATGTGAAGTGGAAAGGTATGCGTAAAGTAGGCTTTATTACTAAGTTCAATGAATTTGGTGAGGAAGTTAGAGATATAGTTCCAGAGCAGTATAAACCTAATAAACAACTTGGTGAAGAAGTAAAGTGGGAGTGGATTTCAGAATGGTATGAAGGTACTAGGATTGGCGCTGATATATATGTAAAGATGGAACCCTGTGAGGTTCAAATGAGGCATAGGGATAATATCTCAATATGTATGCCAAATGTGGTAGGTACTATATTCAATGTTAACTCTAATGTGGCTAGAAGTCTATATGATGAGGGTAGGGATTTACAGTACCTATATAACCTATTTATGTATAGAACTGAACAGGCATTTATTAAGTATAAGGGTAGGATAGCTAAATTACCATTACACTTAGTACCTGATGGATGGACTATAGAGAAATGGTTATACTATGCAGAGATTATGGGATGGGCTGTAGTTGATGCTTTCAATGAATCTAATAAAGCAGCATTTAGGGGTAAACCTGCAGGTATGATGAATGAAGGTGCACCTGTTATGGATTTGGAGATGGGTAACTATATCCAGAACCATATAATGATGCTTGAGTTTATTGAGAGGAGATTGGATAATTTAACAGGGATTTCTCCACAAAGAAAGGGTTCTATAGATAATAGGGAAACTGTTGGTGGTGTAGAAAGAGCTGTGCAGCAATCTAGTAATATTACAGAGAAATGGTTTGATATACATGATTTTACTAGGAAGAGGGCTTTAAGGGCACTATTGGAAGCAACTAAAATTGCTTGGCAAGGTAAGTCATTTGTAAGGGAATTTGTACTGGATGACGGTACTAAACAAATATTAGACTTTGATGCTGAAGTATTTTATGAGGCTTCCTATGGTGTAGATGTTACTAATAGTTCTGAGGATATGCGGGCTATCCAGGCTATGAGACAATTATCAGATAGACTTCTACAAGCAGGTATTTCTCCAAGTCTTATTGCTGAGTTGTATAGAACCAAGAGTCCTGCAGATTTTCAACGTAAAATGCAAACTTATGAGGAGAACCAACAACAAGCTGCTGCAGAACAGGCTCAAAGAGAACAACAACTTGCTGAGGCCCAATTACAAATTGAGGAAAATAGGTATCAGGATGAGTTAGATTTAGAGTATGAGAAACTGGATAGGGAAGATATTAATAAGCAGTTAGATAGGGAGAATGATATATACTTAGAGGAAATTAAGGCTATGTCATTTGATCCTAACAAGGATACTAATATGAATGCTATACCTGATGTATTAGAACAGGGTAAATTAGCATTGGAAAATACTAAAATAGCCTTTGAGCAATCTACTAAGATTAAGGAATTATCTGATAAGAAAACTATTGAGGATAAAAAGATTGCTTTAGAGGAAAAGAAGATGAAACATGCAGAGAAACTTCAGAAGATGAAGGATGAAGCTGCTATGAGAAGGGAAAAATTAAAAGCTAAAGTTGCCAAACAAAATAAGGTTTCGGGAGAGAAGTAAACTATGTGGATAAACCTACAAGGACACTATGTTAACTTCAACTTAGTTAAAAGCTTTTATAGAGAGGGTAAAACCATAGTATATACAACTAATGAGAAAACAATACTATACTATGGTAGTGCTGATAAAGCAAAACGGGTAGAAGATTTTATTGTAAAAGTATTAAATGGAGATTTATTAACACCAATTATAAATGAAGACAAAAAGGATTAGTGATAACATTGAGAAGATATTAAATGCTCAAATAGCCAATGAAATGAATAGTTCTGCTTTATACAGAGCTATGGGGAACTGTTTAGAGTATAATGGATGGGTAGGAGCCTCTAAACTTTGGAAGAAGTATAGTATAGAGGAAACTGGACATGCTGAGAAGATTATAAACTATATGCAGGATAGGGATTGTATGCCTATAATTCCTGCCACTACACTACCTCAACAAAAGTTTGAAGGTATTGAAGAAATAGTTGCTAAATCAGATGAGCATGAAATATTAGTAACTAGCCAATGGAAAAAGATTGCTTCAGAGGCTATGAAGGAAGCAGATTTAATGACCTTTGAATTAGCACAACAATTTCTTCTGGAGCAACGAGAAGAGGAGATGAAAGTCCTATACTGGTTAGATAAGATAGAAATGTACAAGAAAACTAACAAATCATTAGGAGATTTGGATGAAGAGATGGGAGAGGCTTAAACTTTAAGCTATAAGGAAGTAAATAAATGGGCCTAACAGCTTGTATTATTTGATATAATAATTATATATTTGTAACAACTTGAAAAACTAGCAAAGATGAGTAAGGAAAAAGAAGAGCAAATTGATGATGTATTTGGGGAAATAGACTTTGGGGATTCCATAGATATTTCCATTGATGAAGAGGGTGTAGAAAATAGTAATTTAGATGCACCAATTAGAGAGGAAGATATGCTTCCTTTCCATAAAGAAGAAAAACCAAAAATTAAAGATACCAAGAAACCTGCAGAGGAAGAGGTAGATGATGAGGAACCAGAGGAGGATGAAGAAGATGATGATAAAAAGACCCCCTCTCATAAAGAAAGTCAGTCTAATGCTGGCTCTTCAATTGCTCTAGTCTTTGCCAAGTTTCAGAATGAGAGGGGTGTTCTTTCTAATTTTGATGAAGAGGAGTTAACTAGGATAGTGAAAGAGGAAGGTGAAGAAGCTGGACTTGAGTACCTATATGATAGTGAAGTTGAAGCAAGGGTTGAGGAAGTTAAGAAGATGTATGAAGATGATATTAAGGAATATATTGCCTTAAAGGATTCTGGTATAGATTCTGGTAAAGCTTTGGAACTTGTATCAGCTAAAACTGCTTTTGAGAATATTACTGCTGACCAACTAGAAGATGAGGATGCAGTAGACTTGCGTAAGAAAGTATTAATTCAGGACTTAAAGAATAATACCAGATACTCCGATGAGGATATTGATGAGATGGTAGAGAACTGGATTACAACTGGTAAGGATATTGAAAAGGCTAAAAAGGCTTTACCTAATATTAAGAAGTTTAATGAGGAGAAAATTAAGGCTGAAAAACAGGCTGTAATAGATGCTGAAAAAGCTGCTCAGAAAGCTCAATTGGAAAGTAAGGCTAAACTTAAAGAGGCTATCTACAACTCTAAGGAAATTTTAGGACAACCTATTAATAAGGTAACACAGCAGAAATTGGAGAAGTTTATGACTGAACCAATTGGTAATTCTCCTGATGGTAGACCTATATATGGAGTACAAGCATGGTTTGCAAAGAATCCCCAACAGGCCCAAATTAATCTAGCCTATGCAATTATGACTGGATTACTGGATGGTAAGATGGGTACTGTTAGAGAGAAAATAAAAAGCTCTGTTGTAAAGGATTTACATGAAGGACTTAAAGTAAAAGGTGCAAATCTTGATGGACTTAGTTCAGAGGTAGATGAAGGTGAATCTTCTATATCAATTTTACAGAAAACTTTTAAATTTTAAACATAGTATAAACAATTCTTTAAATTATAAAAAATGAGTGTTAAGATTAGTAAAATGCAAATCCTAGACCCTTCTTATTGGGGCAAGCTTACAAGAGAAGCTCACTTAGGATGGATGGGTATGCAAGATCCTCAATGGATTAGCAAATTCATTGATAGGGTGTATGAGGTGAATTATGGGGCTGATAATATTGTATCTTTTATTGATAGATTCCCTACTAGATACATGGATGATGATACCCCATTCCGTTGGGCTTTACAAGGTTCAGAGGAAAGAAATATTCCACTTGTAAAGGCAACTACGACTGCTTCAACTTCTGCTTCACAGATTACAAATTCTGATAGAGCAGGTTTAGGCTTTGGAGTATTCTATATGTGGTTTGCTGAGGATTTCTTCAGTGCAACTTCAGTGATGGTTGGGCATCACCCAGAGAAGTACTCTTTGAGGGTAACTAAAGATGCTATTCAAATTGGTGAGTACTTTGTATATGAGGTACAACTTGTAACTGGTGACAGTACTAAGTTTATTGACTATGAAGAAGTAGCTGCTGGTACACTATGGTCAGAGGAGTATGGTCTAATTGAGCAAGAATTCTCTGTACGTGGTAATGATGTTAAACATGCTAGTCACTTTATAATGGAGAATACTTTCTCTATGATTAGTAAGAACTATGAAGTTCCTGGTAATATGATCCGTAAAGGTAAAGTTGCTCCTTTGGCATTTAAGTTTACTGACCAAACTGGTAAAGAACATACCTCATGGATTTCTAAACTAGAGTGGGACTTCCTAGTACAATTCCGTAGGGATAAAGCACGTCTTCTTTTAGGTGGTAAATCTACTAAGACTGCCGAAGGTGGTTATGCACTTAAAGGTGAATCTGGTAACACCATCAAAGCAGGGTTTGGTCTATATGAGCAAATGGAAGGTGGGAACTTACTATTCTACAATGATTTCTCATTGAAAGCTTTAACCGACTTTGCTATGGATATTTCTGTAGGTAAAGTTGCTGAAGATAAGAGACAACTTGTACTTTCTACTGGTGAGTATGGTGCATACCAACTACACAAAGCTCTTGCTGAAAGAGGTGGTGAGATTGCTTGGTTGCGTAGTGACCATAACCTAGCTAGACTTGGTGACGGTAAGATGAAACTTGCTGAAGGACAATTTGTAGAGTATGAATTTGTTAATGGTATCAAATTCAAACTTATGATTGACCCTATGAAGGATGACCCAATTAGGAATAAAATCCGTGACCCACGTGGAGGTTTTGCAAGTTCATATATCTATGATATTTGGGATTTTGGTACAACTAATGGTAAACCTAATATTCAACGTGTAGCTGTTAAAGGTGATGAAGAAATTTATGCTTTTGTTCCAGGTATGCGTGATGGTTTCAGCAACTACAATAACCTATCTTCTCCAAGAGCTGTAAGTTCATTGAAAGATGGTTACTCTGTACGTAAGATGTATCAAGGAGCAATCCAAGTAAATAACATCTTAAAGACTGGTAGGATTATTCCTTCTATTCTACGATAATAATTGGTATAGTAGGGGATGAAAAATTCCCCTACTTTTTCTTTGAAATATTAAATATTTATTTTAAATTTGGCAAAATTTGATTATACTAGATAAACAATTAATTAAACTATGAGCAGAGAAGAAGCATTAGAAAAAGGTATTTTGGAGGATAGGATAGTATTTTTAAGACCTATTCCAAAGAAGAGTGATATGGTTAATGATACAAAACATATTGCTTTCTTTAAAATGGAGGGTGCTAGTGATAGATATACCCTAAAGATGGATGATAAAACTAAGAGGGTTATTAATCCATTTAAAGGAGGTAAGAACTTTACTGCAGAGGAAGAAATGAAGTACTTCTCAGAAGTAGTAGGTGAGGACTTAAATCCTTTTAAAAAAGATAATTCTTACTGGGGAAGTAACTACATAGTAATTACTAAAACTCCAGAACTAATGGCAATAGGTAAGAGGTTTGATTTATCTGTACCATTGGAGAATTTAGAATATAAAGTTCTTTTAACTTGGGAAAAGGAGATTGCCCCAGATTGGGATAGTAGATTTAATGGTGACTTTAGATATGCCTTTGTAGGTGAGGATTATGAAGAGAAAAGGGCTATGTCACAAATTGATGAGGCTATTAGAATTGGTGAGGTTATTGGCGGTATGAAGAATAGTACCAAAAAGATGAAGAGTTTCATCAATATGTACTTCCAAGGTAAACATAGAATGAATACTGTACCAGAGGATGCTGATACAGAGTTTTTGGTAAAAGAATTAAAGAAAATTATAGATAGTGATAAGGAAGGTTTCTTGAATTTAGCAGATGATCCTTACTACAAGGATAAGGAATTAATTGCAACAGCAATTGCTAAAGGAGCTATTACAAGAAAGGGCGTTGGAACATATATTATTGAGGGTATTGCAGAAGAGTATAATTACATGCCTTTAGTGAAACAATTCCATGCTTGGGCAGAAACTCCTACTGAACCTATCTATGCTAAGATAAAGGCTATGTGTAAATAGCATAAATAATGTTCAACTAATAAATAAATTGAAATGACTTTAAGTAAAATTAAAAAGGTTGGTGTTTTCAGCAACTCTGCAGATTCTGAGGAAATTGTGGCTAGGGCTAAACATGTAAATCCAATCGTAGATGTTGTAAATGGACTTACTGATGGTACTGGAGCACTTAATGCTGCAAGTATTACAGGAACTTTACTAAATATTAGTACACAAACTCTTGCTGCTGCTGGTAGTGCTCAAGGAGATGCTGGTAAAATAACTGGGCAATTAGTGTTTGTAACAGATGCAGATGCTACTAAAGGTGTAATATTGCCTACAGTTACGAATGGTAAGTTTATTATAGTAGTAAATACTGCAAATGCTGTATTAAAAATTTATCCTGCTAGTGGAGAAAAAATACAAGGTGGTACTGCAAATGCTAATATTGGTTTAGCAGCATATAGTGTATTTTTATGTGGATATAAGGCATCTGGTGATTGGTATGGTACTGAAATTACAGCAGGAGCTGTTGCTTAATAGAAACTTTATTGTTTAATTTAATACTTTATAAAAATGATTAATGAAAGAAATGCTAGTTACATTTATATTCAAAATGTAGCTTGTGGAATCTCTGATAATGCTGCCTTTGATACTACAGCCGCTGGTTCTGTAGTTATTGCAAAAGGAACAGGACTTGTAGAATCTGGTACAGCACTTGCTGCTACAGATGTTTATAGGGTGGTTCAGAAAAAAGCTGATGGTACTTATGTATTCTCTCCTTACTTCAACAGTTCAACAGTTAGCAATGCTAAGAAGGTTGTTTATGCTGCTGCTACTGAACAAGTAAGTTACTGGGGATATGATGGTACTTATAATACCACAGGATTAGGAACAATTACTACTGGTAATACTTATACCTTACACTTTGTTCTTAACCATACTAGGAATATTTATAACAATGCCCCACAGATTAAGACTGTGCCTTATAAAGCAATGTCTACTTCTGAATCAGCTTTAGCTGCTGGATTACATGCACAATTCCTACGCACATTCTCTTTAGATAGAGAACCTGCTCAAACTATTAAATGTGAAAGGGTTTACTCTGGAGCACAGTTAAATGC